TCTATCATAAAAATATTTAGTATTTCACTTATTGGCACTCAAGTGCTTTCTCGATATCCTACAATTAATTATACCATTGTAATAGTCGTCTCTTAACAGCACTTCACGGTCAAACTGTTCTTTGGTTTCATAGTATGCACAGTCTCCCTTCGTCTTGCACAGGTGAAGTATCTCACGGGTAAAGGCGTCTAACCCCTTCGACTCTATCAACTCTTGCACGCGCTCTGAGGAACCACAGTAGGTCTTCCAGTCGCTCTCCACTAGAGTTTTCTTACGTCGTTTGCGGGTTTTAGTTATGGGGAGGGTTTTGGTTCGGTAGAAGAACTTCTTACCGACATACTTCATGTCTGTTTCTTTTTCAGTGATAACATAAACAAAGCCATAATAATCTTCAGGCAATGTGTCAAATATCTCACCGTTATATGTCCAAGACATTACTCTACTTCTATAGGGGAAGCGCACATTGGACAGAAGGCAGGTATCTCATCAACCTCTTGTACAATCACTTGACACTCAGTCTCGCAGAGGTCACAGGTTATATAAAATGTTTCATCATCCATTATGCTTGTCCCCCTGCTTCTGATAATAACGCTGGTCTGACCATACTTATAGAAACTCTAGAGTCAGAAAGCAGGTTCACTCTATGCGTAATAAAGGAAGGCATCACCACCATATTTTTATTTGCTTCAACGATAATACTTTTGACTTTGCCTTCCACCAAATCAAACCATTCCCATTCTGTAGTCCCTTCTAAGTTAAAGGCATAGACGTTGTATCCGTCCATATGCCATTGTAAGGTGCCATGACTCCCGTCTGGGAGACTACAAAAAGCAGAAATGTTTTGACAACCAAGTTCTTTCATGATATCAGCGAAAACTTTAGGGCACCACCTACCATGATCTGCTTCAACCAAGTCATAATGCCTATGTACACATCTTGGTGGATTGACCCTTCTGTTTACGCTGGTCGACCAACCTTGGGGAGTTTTACTGCACATTATGAGAAAATCGTCAGCACTAGGAAACCTGTCAAGATAGTCTTTTGGAATATCTTGCGAGAATGGACTGTGATTTACGATTTCTCGTGTCAGTTTTTTCAAGCTGCGCCCCAAACCTCTTTCCAATCACCAGACAAGGCACCGCGAGCGTAATCGGTAGCACGATTCTCAAAGAAGTTTGTATGAGTTGGCGCATTGATCATTTCCTCCACCCAAGGGAGAGGGTTTCGCTTCGCTTTAAAAATACCTTTCATACCCAATGAAATAAGTCGTCGGTCACATATATAGCGAATGTATTTTTTAACATCTTCTGGGGTCAAATTGTCCATCGGACCCATAGCGAAAGCGAGGTCAATAAACTTGTCTTCAAGTTCCACCATCTTCTCAGCGATAGTATAGATTGAAGATTTGAGTTCATCGTTCCAAATCTCAAGATTTTCTTCAACGTAGGTGCGGAACAACTTAATCATAGACTCAGCGTGCATCGTTTCGTCGACGATTGACCAAGTTACGATCTGACCCATACCCTTCATCTTACCATGACGTGGGAAGTTGAGTAGCATGATGAAAGATGAAAATAATTGCATACCTTCAGTAAACGCTGAGAAGGCAGCGATGTTAGTAGCAACCGACTGAGTAGTGCCGTTCCTAGAAGAGAGATCAAGGAAGTACTCGTGCTTCTCACGCATCGCCTCGTACTCCAGGAACTCGTTATATGTTGACTCGGGCATACCCAAGGTCTCGATGAGATGAGAGTATGCAGCGACGTGCAACGCCTCTCGTGCCGCGAAACCAGATAACATCATCCTTACTTCAGGTTGCTTGAAGTATGGTAGATAGTTATTAACATATCCACCAGCAACGTCGATATCGCCCTGAGTAAAGAATCTAAAAATATTTGTGAGGAATGCTTTTTCCTCATGTGTGAGTTTACGCTGCCAATCCTTGACGTCCTCTGCCATTGGCACTTCCGTGTGCAACCAATGTGATTGTTCGTGTTTTAACCATGACTCATATGCCCATGGATAATTGAATGGTTTGAAGTATTCTCGTTCGTTGGTCAAACTAGGACGCATTTATTTTTCCTCGTGAGTAGGTACTCTTTCTCCGTTTTTAAACCAAGTAATCAACACAGTTCTGGATCCCTCATACACTCTAGAAACACCGTGGTGCAGGTCAGGTCCATATATCATACTTTCGCCATCTTGTAATGGAACAACATCTGGAATGATTGGTCGCCCGTATGGGGGATCATTATGTTCTCGATCTGTTCGAGCACAATGCAAATCTGGCGGTCTACTTCTAGTTTCATAGATCGCTTGTACTACAGCATCGCCGCCAATTAAGTCAGTTGAGTCTAATAATGTAACAATAGTTAAGTCAGACTGATTGTCTTGATGTACTCTACAAAAAGAACCAGGAACATACTTAAGAAGGTATGATCCTATGTTGTGACTTTTCCTAGAGTATGTATGTAGTTCTTTTATGAATCCCAGATTTTGAAATTCTTCGAATGGCAAATCATATCGAAAACAATCGAAAAGATTGTAATACTGGTAAACTCCGTACCAATCAACAGTCGAGGCATACTCTCGCGCCTCTTTCAATGCTTTTTCAGAAAGAACTATATCCTTTATGTATCCTTCCATTTACCCCTCGCATGCAATACATTCATCATCATTAACCATTGCGCTCATATCTATTTCTTTAATAACTTCGCGCTCAATCCGCTTTGATACTCTGTCTGCCTTACCGAGTTTCTCAGACCGACAGTAGTACAAAGTCTTCATGCCTTTCTTCCATGCTAAAAAGTGTACTGCGTGCAAGTATACAATATTTGTATCAGGACGGAAAAATAAATTAATTGATTGAGATTGATCAATGAAGTTTTGTCGATCAGCAGCGTGCTCAACAACCCAACGTTGATCAATCTCCATTGACGTTTTGAAAACGTCACGCTCATCTTCAGTCAAAAACCTTAGATGTTGCGCAGAACCATCGTTAGCAATAATGCTAGACCAGATTTCATCATAGTCCTGCTTTGTCTCACCCGACTCAATCTTAGATTTAATCAGTTGATCTAAATAGCGGTTCTTGTTAAGATACGCTCCAGAAAGGGTATCCTGTCTGTAAGCATTTGCTCGATATGGTTCAACACTTGGAGAAGTATTGCCCATGATGATGCTACTGCTAGCATTAGGAGCAATAGCCATGACGTGAGAAAAGCGTCTGCCAGTGCCTGCGGCGTCAGGTGCTTCTCCCCGTTCTTTACCCAGTTCCATATTTGCTTCATCGAGTTTCCTCCTTATCAAAGAAAAGATTCGATTATTTGTTACCTTCGCCATTGCGCAGTCGAAAGGCAACATTTTCTTTTGAAGATAAGCATGGAACCCAAGGGCACCGATGCCGATACTTCGTTCCCTCATAGCAGAAAACTTAGCACGGGACACCGTGTCGGGTGCTTTATCAATAAAGAACTGAAGAACATTATCCAGCATCTCTGCCATGTCCCTCAGAAACATATCGTTCTTGCTCCAAGCATCATAGTGCTCAAGGTTTACTGACGATAAGCAGCAAACAGCAGTGCGTTCCTCGTTAGTCGGCAAAATGATTTCGGAACAAAGGTTGGACTGATGAATCTTTAGTCCAAGGTCTTTTTGAAACTCTGGCATCAACCGATTACTGGTGTCGATAAAGTGAAGGTATGGTTCACCAGTTTCCATACGCAACTCTAGAATCTTTTGCCAAAGTGCCTTAGCAGATACTGTGTCGCGGATCTCGCCTGAGTGTGGATCTATTAAGTTCCAACCATCGTCAGCGTCAGCATCTTGCATACAACGTTCGATAAGTTCCATAAACCTATCGCTGATATTGATGCCGTGGTGTAAGTTTAAACAACGACGATTCTGATCGCCTGTTGGTTTTCGCATCTCAAGGAACTCAGTAATGTCTGGGTGAGAGATGTCAAGATATGCCGCATAGGAACCACGGCGAGTTTTGCCCTGACGATACGCCAAGGAAGATGCGTCATAAGTTTTAAGGTGCGGAATAACACCAGTAGACTTTTCGTCCGAGGAACGGATACCGAAACCAATGCCGACACCGCCACCCATCATGGACAACCAGTTCGTTTCGGATAAGTTTTCTACAAGACCTTCAGCGGTATCTTCAATGTAGTTCAGAAAGCATGAGATTGGCATACCCTTTCCCGTGCGTCCATACGCGAGGATAGGAGTAGAGTAGGATAACCAGTGCTTAGATGCGTAGTCATAAAGACGTTGAGCATGTTCTGGGTCTGAGGCGAAGGTAGTTGAAACGAAAGCAAAGCGATGTTGAGGGGACTCTTCATCTTCCCTCATATAACTTTCGCGTAATCTTTGTAGACCTAGTTTATCGAAGAGTTCATCGCGGGAGAGATCGATCTCGATCCCACGGTATACTTGCTTTGCCATTTCGCTTCCTTAACGAATTAATTTTGAGGGTAATGTTATATATTATATTCAGAACTGTAGACAAAGCAAGTTATTTTTGAATCTTACGCATTCTCCCCATAACTTCAATGAAGCGTCTGGTAATCGGGTATCGCTTCTTTTTACGAGGTCCCATATTAGCGGTGTCTTGAGGGATGCCAGCGTCAGCAGTAGTCATTGCGTCCTCAGCGGCAAATTCCTTAAACTTTTTCATTTCCTGAGTTCTCCCACAGCAACATACAGTTGCTTCGCCGTTCGTTCGTGCGTGACCTCAAAGATGTCTACGCCAAGTATGTTTCCTTCTGGGTAGGTGTTGTCAAAGACTCGTACCTTGTCGCCCTTCTTACAAACTTCTTCGCAGGTGGTATTAAGCATTTTATCATTGGCAAGGCGATACATTCCTGGTGACAACATACCATCTTTAGTACAGAACCATGAGGTATCTTCGTTAAGTCGCTCCAGAGGGTCTATATCACACGCCTCAACAATCTTCTCAATGGAGGAGTCCGTTAGGTTTAGTTGTTCTTTTATCAGGAACAGTGCCGCTGCATAGGAAGCAAGTTTGCTACCGCCACCAGGAACCTTGGCGAGAAGTTTTTTGAGATTAAAAACCAAACGATGAAATGCATTGTAAGCACTTCTCTCTTCAGAAGTATCTGGTTTTTTGATTTTCTTACCGTCTTTGTCGATCAGACCAAGTTTAAACGCAGTGGTATCTTCAAACTTGGTTGTAAGCAGACGAAGGAATCGAAGGGTGTAGACGAGGTCGCCTGTTCTAGATAATAGTCCCATTAGATGTTTTCCAATTTTTGGACCACCCATGGGTCCGATTCTATTCCTTCTAGATCCCCTTCTTTCAGAGCTTTCAAGTATTGAAGGAAGGGTTTTAAAATAGGAAGATTGTTCCCCCCAACCTTAAACACTAACATCAATATAGCAGGTTCGTTACCGAATACATTTAGGAGGATGGTGATATGATTCAAGATCAATCGTTCTTGAAGATCGCCTCCTCTAGTGTATCTGTTGAACAATCGCTTTAAATACTTAAAGCGGTTCAACTCCTGATAAAACTCATCTGCGTCTAAGCAGCGAGGACTGTAATAGTTCTTCGCTGCATAGAGGAAAAAGTTTTCTTCGTTTATCTCAACATTCATACAGATTATATAGTTGAGATATTATGAATCACTTTTCCTTGACGCTAGATTGCAACTCTTTGATCATGTTATCTTTGGTCTTGCGCTTATCAAGTTCAACACCAAGTTCACGACCAAGTTCTTCCAACTTTGCTTTAGTCAGTTTTTTCAGGTCATCAACAGAAGGCAAATTGTCCAGTGCTTCTTTCACGTCTTCTTTAACGTCTTCAACCACCTCTTCAATTTTGTCTTCAATTTCTTCAACTGTTTGTTCGACTTCTTTGGGGTTCATTACCCACCAAGCAGCAATAACAACAGCAGCCACAACACCTAGAATTACCAATTCCATTATAACATACTCCAATGTATTATGAATTATCTTTTACTTTCTCTGGACTCTTTGAGTCACCGTTACCGAGATTGTCACCGCGACGGGAAGATGCTTGAGATTTCACTGCCCTTCCTGCCTTTGACACGTCATCATGCCCTTGCTCTTCTTTGTCTTCGATTTCTTTGTCAGACTTTTTGTGCATGTCCATGAATTCTTTTGACTTCGGGGATTCCTTATCAGCAATCCCTTCAGGATCTGTAGCACCTTTGGTGTGCTTTTTATCAGGCGAAGCAACAGCACGCTCAAGAACTTCAGCAAACTCGCGAGTCAACTCTGGATAATCTTGCGCCATTGACTTGTCGCCGTTCTTCTTGTCACCCTTACGAGCAGGAGCACCTTTAATAGGATCAGCAGGTGCTTCTTCCTTTATGTGATAACCTTTGCCATCACAGTGGTCGCAACCTTCACCCTTACACTTTGGGCATTCCATTTTTGCTTCTTTCTTCATACGGTCTTTGCCGCAAGAAGATTCGTCTTTCTGCGCCTTCTTGGCACGGAGGGCAGCGAGGTCGTCACCTTCGATATCCCCGTCCTTGTCGACGTCTAATTGCTTTTGCTTAGGAGAAAGTTTCTTCTCGGTTACTTCGAGATATCTCTCCCAAACTTTTTTCATGGAATCTAAGTCCATCTTTATTACTCCTGATCAGTAGAGTTAGTATCGTTATTTATATTCTTTTTAGTTTGCGCTGTGATCTGTTCTTCATAATAAATGATGATTGCCTTTTGTTGCTCAAGATATCTACGGATATCTGCAAGGTTCAATGACAGGTTCTCATAATGCGGTACAGACAACGCAAAGAAAACTAAATCGCCGTTGGCGTTTTCAAACCTTTCCTCAAACTCATGAATGTTGTCAGTGGTAACTGTGTACCAGTTAACATCAACCATGTTGATGGGACGAGGAGGAGATCTTAAAGGAATATCGGGAGTTTGTACTACCGTCCTAGTGACAACAACCTCTTCAGGTTTTAGGAAACTACATCCCGTTGTCAGCAGGAGCAGGCTTGCCACTAATAGTTTCAATCCCGTCGAATGCTTTCTTAGTTCCATTGTTTATTCTCTTTTCAATCAATCCTGGTTTTTTCAGCGCGAGTCGAGTGAGGTCGTGATTGCCAAACACCTCAATCAATCTGTTTCTACTTTCTTCCGACTTCGCTAAATCTGCTTCTAACTTTAACTGTAACTCTGCGGTCTTTGCAGCGTTCTCTACCATAGTATCTATAGTCCGCTGATTATCTTCTACAGCGATCTTTAGTTGTGCATTGTTTGCTTCAAGTTGACGAATCGTGCTTTGAGTATCAACATAATAGAAGTACCCACCGCCAGCAATGGAACCAAATAGTAATAATATAAGGAGGATTGGCATCTTATTTCGCTTTCGCCCTCAATGATTTGATTAACATGATTTTAAACTTTCGCTTGTCGACTGGTTTCTGAATACTGTCGTGTCGCTTCAAGAGCATATCAATCTGCGATGGAGTCAGCGTTACTTTCTTACCAGTAGGGGATACGGTGATCGCCTGCTTACCGCCACGGTCTTGCGCTTTGCGTAACTGCATGAAGATGTTACGATCTGCTGGATCAGCGGAACCAGTGCGAACCTTACCCTTTGAAGTTTTAGATACAGGTTTCGCTGGTACTGCTTTCTTCGTTTCCTTGTCTTTTTTCAGTTCCGCTTTTGCCATTGCTTTATATTTGCGCAGGTCAGCAGCAGTCATTTTCTTCACACCATCTTTATCGGCGAGCGCACGAACTTTGTCTTGCATTACTTTGGACATTGCTTCGTTGACGGACTCTTTCATCGCTTCGCGTTCTTTAGAGTGACGGTTCTTGAGATTTTCTTTTTCTTTGGCATGCTTCAACTTCAAACGTGCACGTGCTTCAGCGTCTTCTTTCTTGGTGCCATACTTCGTCGCTATCGCCTTTGACAGTGCTCCTGCTGCTCGACGAGAAGCAGCAGGATCCTTATCTCTGATCATGCGACCCTTTGAGTCAAGACCGGAAGTCGTCTTAGGTTTGCTAGGCGAATCGCTGGTACGACCATACATTTTATTGGCAGCACTACGTTGCGCAGCAGAAGCGCGAGGATTGTACGCTTCGTCCTTTGGTTTTTCGCCACGCTCTTTTTTAGAGATAGCAATTGCTGCCTGTTGAGCAGGAGACACTGCTTCTCGTTGCTGTGCTGCACGCTTTTCTCTTTCGCGGCGCATCATATCAGCAACCTTACCCATCTTATGTTGGTCGGAGGTGGACATACCTGCTCGTTGCTTCTTAGCACGAATCGCTGCTTGCGATTGTCCATAGGCAGCAGTAGACTCAAGTTTCTTATCCAACTTTTGACCAGCACGAGCAACACCAGCATATCGCTTATCTTGCTTCGTCGCTGAATCATTAGGATTAGGTTTTGATGCCTTGCGTCGATAGTTGTTAAGAGTCTTTACGCTCAACTCATTAACTGATTCTGGAACACAATTAGGAACTGACTTGCCATCTTTCTTTTTCATACCTACCTGCTTATATCCGTCCCAGCAACCCTCTTTCTTTTCTCCGCGCTTGGCGTCAAGATAAGCAGCGATTGCCATTTCTTTTCGTTTTTCTTTTGACTTGCCCTGAAACTGCGGAGCATCTGATTTTTGGAAATCGTCGATGTATTTTTTGACTCCCATTGAAGGATCTAACTTTTCGTTCTGTACGTCTTTATGTACAGGGACCATGCGAGTCTTGCGCTTGCCAGTGACAGGATCGGTATAATCTTGAGGTTTCTTAGCAGCAGCATTGGTGTGACCAGTCGTATCAGTTTGCTGATCATCTTCCCTTTGTTGTTTGCCTTTGTGCTTCATATATCCTCGCTTATCGTCCTTCTTGCGGTCTCGCATTGGACCACCCTTATTAAACTTTCTGGCATGTTTTGCTACTGGATTTTTCATCGCTTCTCGCTATCTGGTGTATCAACAACCACATTCGTAGCAGTAAACTTGATCGGTTGCGATCCGGATATAAACCTTCTTGTGCTGTTAGCTGGCAAGTTATATGTTTGACCAACAACCATTGAAACTGGAGTTCCGCTGTCCAACTCAAGACTCCATCCAGAACCAGAGTCTAAAAGAAGATTACGCTCTTTCGCGTCATCAGTCCAACTCCAAGTATCAGTGTTAGTGCCAGTGAATGTTAAAGCAGTAGCAGAATCAATTTCTACCTGCGTTATTTCTCCAATAGCATTTATACTAGACATTTATTCTTCCTCACCATGCCTTACAAGACCAGTAACGTGCTTTCGTCTTTGGTCCTGGATTGTCGCAATTATGCCGAGCACGAAAAGACTTGCGGCGAGCAGGAATATTCTTTTTAATCCGCATATTCTTATCACCGAAGTTTACCTTCTTGACGTTACCAGTCTTTGGATCTTTTACATATACTTTTGACTTGGCAACATCTCCTGGCATTGGTTTGTTCAGAGTTACTTTCCTTCCTTGGTACTCTGCTTCAGAAAATTGCTTAAACCTCAACATTTTCTTTTTACCCTCGTTTGGCGTCTTTTCCCTGGCATATTTATCGGAGGCATTAGTTCCCCACTCATGTTTTTGCGGATTATATTTCACGCTAAATCCTGATCGTGGTTTAACTTAACACCTTTTTTCTTTTTAACTATGAATGCGTTGACACGTGCCATGCCCCATTGAGATGGCGTAGTTCCTGGGCGGTGACCTGTTCTCCATGCGGCGACACCGCGATTGTAAACCTTTCGCAGCGTACCAACGGAAATGCCAGACTTGTCTGCTTTTTTAGCGAGACCCTTAGAGACGTCCTCTGCGATATAGTCCAAAAACTTCATTTGGCAGTACCATTTTAGATTATAGTACTGTTATTTATACCGCAGAGGAGTTTAGATTTTTACTTTTTTCCGCTCCATGCTTGAGCGCCAAAGAATGCTGCAACTAAACCAGCGACAGCGACGAAGTAGGTTGGTGCCATATCGCCGAGAACGTCTGATGCTTTTTCTAAACCAACCACATCAGTGCATATTACAAGGACTGGATAGAGTAACATACCAGCGAGAGCAAACCAAGTCATACTACGCTGAGCATCACGCATCGCGTCTTGATCTTCAAGTTCCTTTCTCTTAAACTCCATATACATAGCATGTTCTTCTTCAGATACCTTACCATCACCATTGGTGTCCGCTGGGTGATAACCTGCTGCTTTTACTTCTTCTTCTGACATAACTTCCCCCTATGGATTGTTGAGTGGATTGTCGAGAATGATCTGCATTTTTTCTTCGAGTTCTTTTCTCGTATCTCGCAGATCTTGATCGAGTGTTCTCATTCGTTCGTTAACACGAATCTCAATAGCATAAACATCATCGCGCAATTCACGTTGAGTAGTTGCAGTTTGATCGTCAACTCGACGAGCAAGTGCTTCCACTTTATCCATATCCTCAGTCATATCTTCTTTCAATAAATCAATTTTTGTTGAGAGAGCAGATAAACCAGAATTCAAAGATTCCATAGTTTCTTTTTGTACTGCTAACTCTTGTTCTATGTGCGACAGATCAGGAGCAACATAACTCTCAATCTGTTCTTTCATATTACGGTAATCGTTATAAAACTCGAATGCACCCCATGCACCGCCACCGAGCGTTGAGAGTGCGGTAAGAATCACAACCATCTTACCGCCACGGAAAGTCATGCCAGCGAATTCAAATTCTGCCATCTTTCTTTGCCTTTTCTGCTATTTCCCTATCAGTTGTTCTGACAATGATATATCCCTTATCATCGTATACCGTATACCATCTCATATGATACTCGCAAATCCTCCGATAACTACACCTACAAATACTAGAAACCCCAGTATTGCTATGCCGTCTATGATATTTGCTCTTTTGCGCGCTGCCTTTTCTGCTGCGGCAATTCTTCTTTGTCGAATGACACGACGCTCTTTCATCATATCGTCGTAAAACTGTTGTTGACCAGTATACAGCAAGTATTCGTATAGTTCTTTTTCGAGTTGCTTTATCTTGTGCCTTGCTGCGGTGACTTGTAGTGCCTGCGCTTCCACACTGTTGCCACCGAAAAGAGAACCCACCATCGATGGATTCTTTGCATGTTGATCTGCCTCTGCGAGTGCTTCTTTAGCATCAAAAAACTGAGCAAACTGTGCGTACATATCTTGTACTTCACGCCCTTGTTCGATTGCCCCTTTTAACATTTTAAAAGCAGAGCCTGCCATTGACAATGCTGCTGCTACTTCTATCATGTTATTCCTCTTTTGGCGGTCCTGCTACTAAACTTGGTGCCATTGGGTTCCCAGATCCTTCAAACTTTAACTGTCGCAGGTTTACTATCTCCTGCTGTAGTTTCATAACTTCTAATCGTTTCTTTTCCAATTCTAATTGATACAACGCATTACAATTTAATCTTTGCTTTGGTGCGCCAATCGGGATAGTAATCTTCCCGTACACACCAATATCTCGCAAGAACTCATTCGTATTATAACGGTTGTACATATATGGATCTTGAGAAGCAAGATTGTAGATTGGATCTTCTTGATTCAAAATACCAACTACACCAAACTCTACGTTTGTAGATGACCCGATTGCTGCTGAGCATTCGACGTCACCTGCCCTAACTCTGTCTGATTGGAAGGACTGAGGAGTTTGCGGTATCGCAATGTTTATTCCACTATTCTGCCCATAAGCAGCACCGCACCACAATCCGACCACAAAATAAACTGTTAACAATAATATTCTATTCATAGTATTTTCGAACATATCCGAGAAGATACAACAGTCTTGCTTATATCTCCTTGTAAAATCATTGACCGACTACAAATATAAACTGAACGAAGGTAGTCTGCCTCTTTTAAATAAATTACCACTTCTTTCTTTTTTAAATAATCTAACTGTATCGTTCTTTGTGCTGTAGCAAACGGTACAGATTTAAACTCCTCATCAAACACTTCAAATGTATAATACGAGACATCCTCTCTCGAATTAAACAAGTACATCTTTGCTTGATATATCCCAGGAACAAATGAACCAGTTACCTTGGGATATGTGGGCGTCCACTGGTGAGCATTAACTTGCGCGCACAGCAGACACCCGAGTATCATCATAACGAAGCGCATTGTTTATAGTGCTATACAATTCGCTTCAACGATAGCAGTGTAAGTACCGCCA